CCTGCCTGCGCGAATTGTGGGAATCTGCCTTTGATCAAATCAGGAATTTCAACTTTGTGATAATGCTTTTTGCGCATCATAGCAACGCAAAATTTTCTGCTGGTTTCGATTCTCACACCACTATACTGATACCACTTGAGATTGAGATCAGATGCAGCAATTTCCATGTAATTCGCTGAGAATTGATTGAGCGCATCCGTTGTGATCTGCTTCACATATCGATCCAACGATCCCAATGTTTCTCCCTGTCCTTTGATGTAATCAGAGAGCGATTTCACGAGATCAGTGTATTTTGTTCCTGTGGTTACATTCTGCCTAATGAGATCATACACAGGATCAGCAATATTGCTGGAGATGCCTGCACCTGTCAATGATTCAATCGTTGATGAAATGGATTGTTTCTCCATTTCGCGCAGCAGAGATGATGGTTTGAATTTGGATTCCAACTCTGTGAAATACCCTGCATTGAGATCGGATATCTTTCCAAACTCATCCATGTATGATGCAACCTGATCTTTGTACTCTTTATTCTCCAGCACAATCCGCTCCAACTTTCCCTGCGCTTTCGCAACTGTGCGGAGGTTGGCAACCGATGGTGCAATCCTGCCTGATGTGAGATCCAAATCTTTCAGCAGGAGAGATACCTCATCCAGCATATCCTGCTGTATTGCAGGAATGCTCGAATCAAAGGAATCAACCGCTCCTGTGATCGTGTTGAATAGCTGATTGATCAGTTTCTCTGCTGGCATCAGGTTGCAGGAGTTGCAATTTCAACAACAGCAGCATTGATTGCTTTCCTTTTATCTTCTGCCATCTTTCGGAGTATTGCGAGCTGCTCCTCCCTGCTGGATGTTTGGAATTTCTCATCCTGCATTGCATCACGCACCATCTCTGTGATGTTGCTGCTGATGATGTAATCAATTTCTGTGATTCCCTTGTTTGCCTTTCTCAGCATCTTATCATCCTCTGTGATGGCAGCGAGAGGATCCAACTCCATTGCCAACACGAGCATATCGCGCACAGCAGGATCATTGTAAAATTTCTTCGCAGCAAACTCTCGCTCCAGCGCAGCAATCACAACAGGATTCATTTTTGCTGCCTTTGCTGCTGCAATCTCATCTGCGAGATATGATGATGAGAGCAAATCGAATTTCTGAGGTACTCTGATATCAGGTTGCAATGCCATTCTGAGTGCAGCATCTTTGATGATCACATTGTGCCTGTATTCTCCCATAATGCGCATGGAGAGTTTCGCAATCCTCACCATATCGTGAGCAACTCCATACACGAAATTGTTCAACTCATCACGATCAACCTCTTTCGCTTTCCCTGAGTTGTTGAGCGGAGTTTGATCGAGGAATTGCATATTGATTGCGCTGAGTGCTTTGTAGATATGCTCATCAATTCTGCGATCCTGTATCTCAACGATATTGGTATCCTTTGTGATATATCCAGCAGGAGGAATTGGTGCTGCCTGCTCTCCCATCGATTCCTTTGATGGTCGCACAACCATGTTCACATACGGAGATCCTGCAACTGTTCGCGCACCATTGCATGATGGGCAGGTGATTTTCTTTTTGTTCTTATCATCATTGATGAAACCTGTTGAAACACCTGCATCATTCGCGCATTTCGTGCAGTTTTGTGTTGCCCATTGCCATCGCTCGCTGTGGATGTGCTGCACAACTTCTGCCTGCATATCGCTGTACTCTCTCGCTGCTTCATCCAATCGCTCCAGCATCGGAGAAATTCGAGATTCTCTGATGATGTCGTATCCAACATTTTCGCGATACATTCCTCCCAACACAAATGCTGGCATCATGCCGAGTTGATGTTCATACTCCCACATCATCTCATATCCTCCATCCGTTCTCTGCCATTTCTGAATGCGCTCCTGATCTGCGGTTATGAATTTCTGCTCTCGTTTATCTTTTTTGTAGCTGTCAATCTTCGCAATCAGCAACTCGTTCGGTTCATATTCCAGCACGCAATCAGAGTTGAAAATCATCGGAACAGGTTGCAGATATTCATTCTCAGCAGCATCCCTGTTGTATGGCAACCACAGCACCACTCCATTTGCATCGAGGATGTAGTTTCTGAATGCAATCGTAAACAACCAATTCTCAAAACTCTCAACCTTTGGGAATGCTTTTTCTGTGTAATAACTCAACCGCTCCTGTGCTGGTATTGAATCGGGATATTTTTCAATCGGATGGATGATTCCCCAATCAACCGATCTGCGGATTTTTGTGAGCGATGTGAGTACCCTCTGCACCACAGATTTTGTGATTGCCTTGTACACATCTCTGCGATATTTCTGAATGCGTGCGCTCTCATTTGGTCTGCGCTCATGGATCAGATGTTCGGGAAATTCCCCATCTGCATGAACTTTCAGATCCTTATACAATTTCACGCATTGCTTATACCCTGCTCGATGCTTTTTGCCATCGAAATACTCCTCCAATTCGGATATGGAAATCTCATTTCTTTCCATCACATTGATTTTCTGCTGCGCAGTACCTGTCGTTTCTGCACTATTTTAAACGGATATTGCACCCCCATTCGCTGAGAATAAGCAGATGCCAATTGATTGTATGTTTTACGCACAGCAGGAGGAGTTGCATTTCCTCCCACACTATAACCATAGTGATTGTCCAGCATTTTCTGTTTTGATGTGCCGAGAGTTTTCGCATCTGTGAGATACCAATACAATGGGATGTATGGGCATTTGTGCGGATACATCCTGTGCTTGATCATTGCAATTGCAAACGCAAACTCATCAGGAATATCACCATCAAATACGTGCTTCATTTTCACTTTCGGATGAGCAAATACCTCTTTCACAGTTTCAAAGTATCGAGCAACTTTCTCGCACTTTTTGAAATAGATGAACTCTGAATGCAAACCATACAAAAATCCATCTTTGAAATCATATGCTCTTTTGATATCGTGAGCATTTGCCCACAGATACGAATCCTCAAACGCATCCTTTCCAATGTTGATCCTGCTCCTGCATTCCATTGTGAAATCCAAATGCTTCAAATCCTCAAACGCATCCAGCAATGTGCGCTTTTGCAGCATGATCACATCCACATCGAGGAATATGGTTTCATCAAATTTGCTGAGATCATAGATGTGAGTTTTTGCTTTCACATATACTCGTTTGCCATCTCCTCTGTGATACATCTCATGTGGGCATTCCTGCACCTCATCAAACATTTGCATCTTTTGCGGAGTGAGATGATCGAGCGCATTCTCTGACCAAACCAAATGAATCGGCAGTTTTCCTGATGTCGTGAATTTGATGGATGCTGCGAGATTGGCAGCTAATTGCCCATAGTAAGGATTGCCCAATGCAATTAATAATATCCCTCTGCGTTTGCTGTTGCTCATTAGATTGTGATGATCTTGTATCTGAAATTTATGATTGCTGTTCCATTTCCATTCAGAGGATTGCTCACTAATGCGATGAGATACAATGGTTGATTCTCTGCAAGGTTGCCGAGATTTGTTCCCTGCACCATTTCGAAAGTGGAATATGTATCTGCTGTTGAGAATAGTATATCATTCGAAATTGCCTGATAATATCCAGCACCACCCGATATGATTGCAATGTTTCCGAGAGTGTATGCTGGAGCATTATATGTGAACAATACCTCCGCATCCAATACTCTGATGATTTTGCCTGCACCTGCTGCTGGCAGCAACTCATATGGTGATGAATTTAAAGTTTGTATTTCTGCTGCTGTCAATTCAACAACTCGCTCCAGCACCTCGCTGGTTGCGTTTGATTTGATATCACCCCAAGATGCTCTCTTTGTTTGATTCGCAGATGTATTGATGATGATCTGCATATCATCGGTAATCTCATTTGCTGGTGCAACAGGGAATTGAGAGATGCGTAAACTTTCCATTTTTCTACATTTTGCAGAGATGCATTTGAACCATCTCCTGATCATACATTTCATTTTTCAACGAGTATCAAATCATACGCACCGCTCACAATGGAGTTGTTATCGCTCACCTCCTCAACTCTCATCCATACATCTGAAAACTCGCTCACTTTCACATATGGGATGTATGGTTTTCCTGATGCTCCGAATACACTAATTCCCCAAACTCCACGAATATCATTTCCTAAAGATCCAGATGCCAATCCATCACAAACTCGTTCATGTATACTGATTTGTGCCATCGCATCAGATGCTGCTCCCGATCGAAATAAAGATGCAGCAATGTTGGTCATATATGCATCATATCCGCGAGGTATGGTGTAATGAGTGCTAACTGTCTGCCCATATCCAGCAGGAATCTGCGCTGCAATTGTTGTATCAATAGATGCTGTGAGTTGGATTTCACCACCATTGCTGCCACCTGATCCTGCTCCAATTATTTGGGCATAGTTTATTCTACTGTATTGATTGACTGTTGAAACAGTATTGATATTATCCAATATCACAAACTCACTTTGAATGTTCAAATCTGCATCCAACCCCTCCGAAATGTGCAATACTGCTGCACCTGTATCTGCAATTTCAACAATTCTATATGCTCCACCAATTTCGTTTATGATTCCGTTTCTCATTGGAATTACATCCAGCACATTTGCACTCACTACTTTTGTGACAAGAGAATGATCCTGATTTGTATCATTCAGAACAACATCTCCAGCAACAACTCCATCACCAACAAAATCTGCGGATGCATCAATGATTTGATTGATTGATGCTGTTGTGATCAAACCTGATGATCTCAGCACCCCCGAATCATTTGCTCCTGCTGTAATGTCAATTGTTTGTGCTGATGTTGGAGGAGTGTACAATGATGCATTTCCCCAAACATCAACAGATGCACCTGTATCTGCATCGAATTGGATACCGAATATACTCCTGCTTTTGATTGTTTCAAATCTCCCCAGCGCAATTGCGAGTTGAGGATCAATGCCTCCTGTGATGTAACTCATTTCTGATCAGTGTATGTACCATGATTTGCCATCACACCATATGCGGATGGCATCCCATTGGTTGATGATGATTGCTGTTTGCGATCCATCGATTGCATATCCAGCACCTGCATCAACTGTGATATTGTTTGTTGTGTTGTCGATTTTCTTGATTACGACCGTATAACCCTCCGCATCAGCTACTGCTGGCAGCGAAATTGTGAATGCTCCTGCTGTCGCATCTGCGAGGATGAAATCCATATTATCAGCAACAACAGCACCACCAATTGTGCGAGCGTTAAACGCGAGAGAGAGATTTGCTGCCAAACCATCCCAAGATTTCTTTTTTGTTTGATTTGATGTTGTGTTGATTACAAATTCAACATCTCCATTGATTTCAACATCAGATGCAGTTGGTAATTGCGATATGCGTATCTGTTCCATTATCCTGTTGTTGCTTGTGTTGACCACTCTAATTCAGCAGCACCCTTTCTGCCATCAATCACCACAACCCCTCCATCCGTACCTCCCAAACCTCCTGCGTCTGAATCAATCGCAATCGGCAGTGATCCCTCGCATCCTGTTGAGATGCTGGAGCATCTGCGTTTTTCAATCAATTCCACCTTATCGGAAACCTGCAACTCTCCCTCTCCCCAATCCCATATAGTATCCCATGATGGAGCATACTCCTGAGAGTTGATGAAAATCGGATTGCCATCGAGATACACATGATCATATCCTGCGAGATGCGCGAGGAAATCATGTGCATACTCAGAACATCCGAATTGCAGCAATTTGATACGCTCTCCTCTGTAATAGTAATTGCGCTTTGATCCGAATGCTCCTTTATATGATTCTATTGAGATTGGTTCATACTGTGGTTTTCCGAATGTCACTTTCAACCGCATTCTTGGCTGGAAAAATGTATCTCCATATCCTGCCTGCAAATTGTCCGAATCGCAGCACGCAGTAATCACAGATGTACATGGATGCTCCTGTTTCAAATCGAAGATATTGGATCGGAATGCGAATGTGCGCTCCTTTCTCCTGATGCGAAGATTGCTCAATTCAAAACCTCCTCCTGATCCCGTAACTCCCACAATTGCAAATACTGCTGTTGTTGATGCGTTTGCAACAACTGTTTCTGTGAATGTTCCATCGGTTGTACGGAATGCACCTGTGGTTGCTCCGCATCGTACAAAAAAAGTGTTTCCACTATTCATGTCATTGAGTGTGTATGATATCTCATATTCAACATCATCGCACAATGCGTTATTGATGAACGCATCATCTGTTGCAAGTGTACCGTTGAATCTCGCAACTCCTGCCCCAAGAAAAACCCAACCACCTGCTGATCCTGTCCATTGGTTTTGAACAGTTATCAAATCCTCTGCAACAAACCCTCCATTTGAGCATTCACATGGTTCGGATACTTCGAAACGATAGCATCCCTCTGCGAGAAATTCACCTGCATCATCTGTCCAATCATACGAGAATGTGAGCCAATTTCGTGATATGTAAAAATATGCAGGAGTATCCTCCACGCTCAACTCACGAACAACCACTCCATCAAGATCAACCACTCTCACAACATAATTTGTGTTGATAGCATACAAACCAACAGATGTAATGTGCCATGCGGAATCAGTTGATCCTCCGAATATTATATTGCCCACAGAATCTGCTCGTACATACCTCGTGTATGTTCCGCTCTCTGTAAACAACTCATTATATGTGCCGAGTGCGAGTTTCATACTGCCTGACTGCACAACAATATCAAAGGTCAGGAACAGATACACATCATCAGCAACTGTGAATGATTGGGAAATTTGACCAACTCCAGCACCTATATACTTCACTCCCCATCCGTTGATGGTATCAATGAATGCTGTTCCTGCAACTGTCCAATCAGAAATGGTATCGAATGATTCATTTAATATCAGATTCCTTTCTGTGGCACATAAATCCAGCGAAAATTGGAATTGCGTATCATCACCCCATTGCACAGGTTGCCTCCATCCCATATCACGCATTGAGCAATGCTGCTCAAAATTGAATCTCACAGGATGGATGTTCGGAGTTGTTGCCATTGCATTACAAATTTAGAAAGAACCGAGCAACTCAATGCTGGTTTTCCCTGTTTGGAAATTACGTTTGAAACTATCGAGATACCCTTTCACATCACCTCCATTGTACAATGCCTGCTGGATTGCGTATGGTTGCGCAAAGATTTCGTTTCGCTCACTCAGATGGATATCAAACTCAAACTTTGAGCGGAGGTATTTGGTTGCGCTGAAATCATACTGCTGGAATTGACCTGAGAATGTGCTGCGCACAGTAATTGATGCTTGAGATATGACTCCCATTGCGTATGGCAGCGTGATGAAAATCCTGTTGCCTGCCTGCACAGGTAAAACTGTTGATACTGATCCGCAATGATTTGTGACAGGCAATAAGTTGCCGACCGAGAAAGCACCATATGGATATAATGGATTGTTGCCTTCAACCACATTGTATGGCAAAATGTAGTATTCTATTCCTCCTGCTGGATTCACAACCCACATTGCGAGATTTTCGAGATATCCTGTGAAACAGAAATCAACTGATACCTCATACAATCCTCCTGCTGGTGCTGTGTAGTGAGTAATCGGTGATGTATTCGATGGATCAGGATTTACCACCAAAGTTGTTTGCAATGCGTTTGCAGGATCAGATACATCTGTTGGAAAATTGATGTACTGCCACTCGCTGCCGAGAGCAGGAGGAAATACTCCTGTTTGATACGTTGGTTGTGGATTTGGATTGTAACCCTCTGCATCATAGTTTCCTGTTCCTCCGAGATAGCTGAAAATTGAAAACGGAACATTTCCAAACCACCTCAATGATGTTTGATATGGACTGAAAAGCGCATTGAAAAATCCGTAAGTGATAGGATACGTTGGTGCGTATGGAACAATATCCTGCACGCCAAAGAAATTAACAGGTTGTGTTCCATCGGGTTCACGATAGTGTATGATGAAAATTTCCTCATCCCATGCATCTGCATTTGGAGCAGCAACTCCAAACTCACCGCTCAATACTGTAAACATCGCATTTGTATCATATACGAGTTTCTCGCATCTGAGATCGAGTGAGTTATCAATATTGCATTGCCCACCGAGATGGTATTTCTGATGATCATGTGATAAGAATTGAGTTTGCTCCAAATACTGATAATTGGAATCATCAGTTGATGGTGCTGGTTCAAATGAACCAAATTCCATCACAGCATACAGGAGATCCTCCTCAACCGATTGCTGGATATCATACGCATCCTCATACCTGTATCCATTGGTATTGTTTCGGAAAAAGTATGATTTTGGTTCAATGCGGAGGTATTTCTCCTGAGTTACCTGATCAACCTCCAGCGCAACCGCGATATTGAACAACCTATTCACATCACGAATCAATTCTTTGTACTCCAGCACAGGTGATGTTGAATGCTCTGCTTTTCTCAACTCTCTCCCTGTCATAAGCACGCACCATTTCTCAGGAGTTTGCTGCCATCCCTGATTATTGATTGATGGATCAAAGTAATCCGAGCGCACAGTGATCTGATCATCGGATATCACCTCAACAACTCGTTTCATGGCATCAAAGAGATTCACGCCATTCCTGCCTGCTGCTGTTCCCTGTGTATTGTCAAAATTCGCAAATCCAATATTCTGCACCTGAGAAATCTGAGTTGTTTGCCCTCCATTTTTCAGAGTTGGCACAAACAGATTCACAGGTACTGATTTATTATCATCGATCAATCCCACAATGCCTGCATCAGAGATACTCATTTTTGCCTCGCATTTAGTGATGTTCCAATCAATATCAGTTACGTACACAACTCCCTCATACACCACCTGATACTGTCCACAGGCATCATCCTCTATTTTCACAATCACCTCCTCGCAGATGTTCTCAAACATCAACTCCCTCAGATATCTGTACGCTCCTCCTGTCAATGTGAGTGATCCTGTAATCTCGTTGAGATATGTGAAAATCTCTTTTTCGAAAAAGTAATTCTCCTCAAGTTGATCCAATCCACCAACATCATCAATAAATGGTTGATTGTTTATCTTCAGTCTAATTGGCATAACCTCTGCGCTTTGGTTTTATGTTTCCGAGAGCATCAATGATGGCAGAATATCCCTCCGCATCGAGTTGCCGAGATTGCTGGAGCGAGCGCAGCATATTCCGATCATTTCCAATTAACCTCCTGCCGATGGCATCCGCGAGAGCATCGTAATCAATTCCGCTCCTGCTGGTATCCGCATTGCGCACAGCATCGCTGTATTGGAATGCATTCGAGTTTCCGAACAATCCGATATCCATCTCAGGTATTCCGTATTTTTTCCTGATTGATTTTGCAGCATCCGAGTGTGGATCCTGTGCGAGTTTCGTTGATTCCGCGTGCGTGATGATTGGATATCCTCCTCCATCATAGATCAACTCCGCTCCTTTCTCACCCACCCATTTGTATCCTGCTGGTGCTTCTTTTGTACCCACAGCAAACTGAGGTATCGGCTGAGATGCAATTGCTGCAATCTCAATACCTCCCAATACTCCTGCAATTATTGCCATTGCATAATTCTGATCCGCGAGTGCTTTTGTAACTGCAACCGCAGTATTGATGATTGCATTGAACAATGCTGCCTGTTTGTTATTGTTTGCCTGTTTGATCTGTGCTGATCTCCTCCTGCTCTCGTACTGCTCACGAGTGATTTCTCCTCTTTCGAGTTGCAACTCCAATTGCTGCATCTCATACTCCAGCGCATTGTTTTGAATTTCTGTGATACCATTGAACAACTCAGTTGCAATCTGCCCTGATGCCTCAACAGATTTTTTGTATTCCTCAGTTGCTTTCTTTGCTGTTTCCTCAGATTCTTTCTGTTTCTTTTTCTCCTGTTTTATGTATTCTTTGGTTTCCTCATCTTTCAAACCTCGCAACCTCGCTGATTGCTCTGCCTCAAGATCAGTTGTATCCTGCCCCATCTTTTTGCGGAGTGCAATGATTCCATCAATTCGCGCTGTTTCAATATCAAAGAGAGTATCTTTTCGGGTTTCCTCGTTCTCAATATCATCATTCACTCTGATGGTTTCGAGAGCAGCGAGTTTGTTGATTGCATCCTCACCCTTTTTCAATGCCTCATTTTTTTGCCTCTCATACTCACCGAACATTTTCTCAGAAAACTCCTGCTGTTTGATCATCTCCTCATTGCTGCTCATCTGATCCAACTCCTCGCGATACTCTTTCAGAATTTTGGTTGCAGCCTTTTGCGCTTTGGTCAATTCGCGAGTTTTATCCTCCATCTTTTTGATCTGTTTGATCCAATTTGAACTGCCGATTTCTGCTGATTGGAAATCACCTTTGATTGCTTTCAGTTGCTTTCCTAATGTTTCCAGCGAGTACACGAATTTATCTGTTGCACCTCCTCCAGCACCATCTCCTGCCTTTTTGATTTTGTCAATGTATACCTGCAATGCATCCATATATGCGAGCAATGATTCCTGATTCTCATCAATTGCCTGTGATTTGTCGTGAAATGATTTTGCTGCGATTTTTGTGGATTCGGGAACAATCTGAAACCATTTATATCCATCAATCTCAGCCTTGTATTCGGCAGTTAACCTGCCATATTTCTCCGCTTCCTCATTCATTTCATCATATGTTGCGGATGCTCTCTCAACCTCTTTCTCCAGCGTTTTCAGCAATTTCTCCTGATCAGTGATGGCAGCACTCATTTTCGTGTTGTATCGCTGCGCTCGCTCCTCTCCTCGTTTGAATGCCTCCTCTAAATACTGCTCATCCCGCAACTTCTGATATGTTCCTTTCAATTTTTGAATCGTGATATCCAAGCCAGCGATCACATCTGTGAGGATTTGAACTGATGCGCGAGCAGTATCTGTTCCCTCAATGGTGAGCATCAATCCCTCCCATGCAGATGCTGCTCGATCAACATCACCTTTGAAAGTATCGCTCATGATATCTGCCATCTCCTGCGCTGCACCTCCTGCATCATACAATGCATCTCTGAGATCATCCACGCTCTGAATACCTCCGATCAACGTGAGAAATGCTGCTTTACTCCGCTCATCAGTTAATTCTGTTGCTTTGGTGAGATCGATGTTGCCTTTTGCCAATTCTTTGAACGCACGCACAACATCATCGCTGTTTTTCACCGCGAATCCCAACTCTTTCGAGAGATCAGATGATTCATCAGATAATTTGCTCAACAGATTTTTCAATCCTGTTCCTGCAATTGATCCTCTCAATCCAGCATCTGCCAATCTGCCGAGCAGCGCAGTTGTTGTTTCAACATCCACATTCGCTGCTTTCGCAATAGGTGCAACGAATTTCATTGCCTCGTTGAAATTATCCATTGAGAGAGCAGATGATGAGAATGATTTTGCCATCACATCCACAACTCTCTGCGTTTCGCTGGCATCCAATCCGAATCCTCTCACAACTGCTCCAGCTACATCTGCGGAGGTTGCGAGATCAGATCCTGTTGCCTGCGCGAGTTGCAATGTTGCCTCTGTTGCTTTGAGGATTTCATTGGTTGTGAAACCGAGTTTCGCATAATTCTCCTGCAACTCTCCCACCTGAGTTGCTGTGAATTTGGTTGATGATCCCAATCTCTTTGCATCATTTTCCAATCTCTGCATCTCGCTGGCAGTTGCACCTGTAACCGCTTTAACCTTTGCCATCTGCTGCTCGAAATCCGCATTGATGCTGATTGCTGATTTGATGGTTGAGATGAGAGTTGCAACAACAGTTACAATGCCGAATGCAGATGCAATCTGCCTGCCGAGATTCATCATCCCTTTTCCGAGAGTTTGAGTTGCTGCTCCTGCTGCTCGGATGTTTGCTGGCAATTTTTTGCTGGCATCTGCCATGCCCTCAATGCTCTTTTTGCCTTTCGCAGTTTCCCGATTCAGTTTGCGCGATTCCGCAGTTGCTTTTTTGCTCTCTGCTGTGCGCTTTTGAAATGCCTTGTTTGCAGCATTGAATTGCTGCTCCTGCTCTTTTGTGAGTTTGCCGAGTGATTTCAGCGCATCAGCTACGGGTTTCAATCCGCTTGGATCTCCCACCCATTCGAGGATTATCTTTTCCGCCACGATGCATGATGTTTCGTTTGTCTGTTGGTCTTATTACAATCTCGTTCAAATGGAAAAAGTAATCAAAAATGCTCCAATCGTCCAGCAAATATACGAACCGCTCATCCCCCTCGCAGATCAGATCGATGATGTTTCGATATTCATCTTTTCGAGATGTGCTGAAAATTTCAAAGAGAGATTTCTCAAGTGATTGCGATTTGCCTCCTCCACGAGTTTCGAATAGTGTAGGAAATTCCCATCGTATGCGTTTAAGAACGGCATCAATTTGCTCACTCGCTGTCGCAAAAAAAAACTCGATACATCCTCATTCT